GCCAGTGCCACTGTCGTAAGTCACACCGATGATATTACCTGAAACAACCTCACCACCAGTCAACGCGACTGTTCCGGTCGGAGTGTCCCGCACAACACTAATCGCAGCCCCGCCATTAACATTAAGTGTAAGCGCAGAACTGTTCGTAGCGCCAGCTTTGAAGTAAAAAGTCTGCCCATTCACATTCGAAAAGGCGGAAACCGTCACGGTCTGGGCGTTAGCCGTTCCGCCACTCGTCCCGCCCCATCCTAAATTACTCGCAGACGACGTATCAGATGTGTATTTCGTCCAGATCGTGTTATTGTTCGCGTCTTTCAAAACCTGGCAATACGCGCCCGATCCAAAAATCGTGGCACGACCTGCAGCATCCAGAATAATCGGGTTCGTGTTAAGCTGCGTTCCAGCTTCATTCTGATAAGTATTTTTCAGAACCGTGCATGTCGGGAAATTGCTGTAGAAAAATACTTTGCCCGCAGCATAAGGCTTGCCCGTCGCATCGACGAACTGCTGTTGCCCGTTCGGCAGCAACGTCGCACCCCAGAGTGCAGATGTGCTATACAAAAAGGCCGCAAGGGCTCCACTTACCTTTTTCATCTTCTTCCCTCCGGGGCTCCATAACCAGATAAAAGTTCCGCACCGCCCAATGTGGCGAAACCGCCAGCTTTTCGTGCATATTCGGGAGCCGTAGTCGCCCCACGATATACTTGCTCCGCTAATGACGGAGCCATCAATGCTTGTTGTGTTGGAAATTGCAGCGCTCGTTTTCCCGCAGACAACATATTTGCCGCATATTCCAGCCCAACCGTAGGAAAGCCCAAGGCATGTGCTGCCGCAGCCGCAGCATGGGGAACTCCAAATTCAGCAGCACCTTTGACAAAAGGCGAAGGGCCTTCTGCCGGGGGAGCTTTTGGCAAATACTTGCCAACTCTCGCCAAATCTTCCAAATCCCCGCCAACAAGTCGCTGTTTTGTTACTTGCGCTGCTAATTTTTGCGGGTTAATCACGCCAGAATCGCTTACCAACGGTTTTACCGCGAGCCATTTACGATACTGCTCAGTCAACTTTCGATACTTTCCAGCATCTGCTGGATTTGCAAGTTCGAATGAGTCGATCAATAAGTTTCTTATTTCCACTCCGGCCCGTTTCATGGCTTGAGATTTAGATGCTCCAAAGAAGGTGTTATTGATATATCCATTGTGGGAGATCATTCTTCGGAATTTTTCACCTTTAATTGTGCCATATTGGATGTCTTGACTTAACTTCCTGACAAAATCTGTAAACTCTTTGCGCACAGGATCACTTGCTGGAGTATCGTTCGCAATCCAGTTTTTAATTGACATTAAACCGTTCGCCAAATCTGGCCGAACATTCATCGTTTTACCAGCCACAAGATTATCCAAAGCCTGTCCAGTCTTCGAGGCTTCCGTATCGACAGTATCTTTGGTCAAAGTTTTAAGACCAGGTTTTAGATCATTTGCAACAGCCGCATTCCAATCCATGAACTGTTTTGTCTTCACACTTGAAGGCACGAGTCTTTCGTCAAGTGCTTTAAGATCGGGATTTTTTTCTGCTAACTGTGAAGGCCGGATGTTAAGTCCAAACTTTCTATTCACATCCTGCGCCACGATTTTCATTTCGGGTTCGATGGCGGCTTCAAACGGGCGTAGCACTGCACGAGTTAATGGAGCGGCAAGAGCGTGACCTGCCACACCTCCAACACCGCCCATCAAAATGTTGCCTAAACCGCGATCTTGCTCAGGAGTTAAACCAGCGGCTTGTTCCACACCCGTCAACGCCATGCCTTGTGCAGCGGCTTGCGTTCCGCGAGAAAGCATACCGCCTTCACCGGCCAAGAATTGAGCAGCGCGAGGTGCTCCGGCCATGCGTAAGCCCCTTACACCCGTCCCGACAAGACGCGCCGCCGTCGCACCCGGAACGCCAACCGCCGCGCCCAAACCTTCAGCCAACATAGAAGTCATCGGCGCTTCTTCGCTATACCGTTCACGAGACGCAGCAATATTCTCCATGCCTTTCTGATAGGCTTCGCCAAGCGACAAGCCTTGAGTTCCATGGCGAAGCATAGACAAACCAACTTCAAGAGGCTCTGCCAGTCCCATCGACGCGCCGCGCAAAAACGAACGACCCACTCCCCAATTTTCCGGGGGCTTGCCAACAACCTGTCCCTGTTGTTGCTGGGTAGGTGCTGCCTGTGCCGCAGGCTTCTCACCAAACAACTGTTCATCATTCAAAAAGTTATCATGTGTAATAGCCGCAGGTGCTTGCGCAGGTGCTTGCTGCGGCGCTTGCGTAACGGGTGCTTGCACCGCAGAGCGCTGCGTGGCAATCGGCTGGGGTGACAAAAATGCGTCATCCAAAAAATTGTCATGCGTCATCTGCGCAGCAGGCTGTGCCGCAGGTTGGAACGAAGCAGTTTGCAAAGGCATCGCATCATTCATCATGCCTGCAGAAGCATATTGATTTGCTGGCGCAGAATACAAAATAGGCTGCACAGGTCGAGCCTGCATGGGCGCAGCTTCTCCTTGTGGACCTCCAGGCAAACCCGCTCGCGGATCACCTTTCCATCCGTGCCACGCGCCCCATCCATGAATTTTCGCTTCATTCAAAGCAAACTGTATCTGCGCATCGACAGTTCGCGGATCACGAGCATCTAAACCCGTAACTTGCGTAAACGTGTCTCCAAGGCCGCCGACCTTGTTCCCGCCACCAGCTACATTTCCATAATGCAACTGAAAAGGCCCGAAAGACGATCCTTGATCTCCAGTATATCCGTAGAGTCCTTCGCTTTTGGCAACTCGCAGAGCAATTTCAGGATCGACGCCAATTTCAGTCGCATACTGCTGAATTTTACCAGCCACGACTCTTGGATCGTAAGCAGAGGCAAATGCTCTGCGATCAACAGGCATGTCAACCATTATTTACCCTCCGGACTCGGCAGCACCACTTCACCATCTTTCGTCAATTTAATCTGACCTTCTTTATACAATCCTTTTTCCACCAGTTTATTACGAAGTTTATTCGTAAAGAAACTCTGGCTGAAGGAGTCGTCATGGGTCGGATGGGAAAGACTGACTTTGCGATACTGTTCCAACGCTGCAGCTTCGACTTTTGCGATACGAGCAACACGGCGCATATCATTCATCATGCGCTCAATCGCAGGTGTGGGAGTGTCCAAGCCGTAGTTAGCTTTAAGCATGGTGTCGAGTTCAAAGTTCGTAAAGCGACCTTGACCCCCAATAGCTTGTTTAAGTTGTTCAAACGTGTCTTTAGCCAGTTCTTTGCGAAGTGCTGCTGCCGCTGACAAGGCTATAGTAGAATTTGGCGCATCCACAAGAGCGCGCACTAATGGATTTTCTGCACCGCCCGGTAACACACCACTTGCAAAATTAGCAAGTTGCATTTTCATATCACGAGTCGGACCCTGCTTGAACGTCGAAAACAATTCTTCTTCATTTTTAAGTTTTGTTTCCAGACTGTAAGCCAGAGAAGCATTACGAGCAGAGTCTTTCTCCGCTTCGTTCATCCAGCCTTTACCCTCTTTATATTCAAGATAGGGCTTTTGCCGAGCAGCTTCCATCGGGGCCATTCCAGTTTGAATAGCGCCGCGAGGAACACCAGTGGTGGCAGGAGGAGCCGAGGGTGACTCCTCCTGCCCAGCAGGAAGTTCGGAACGAGGAGCCGACGTTCCTCTTTCTGCTGTTTCTTCGGGCAGAAGGGCTCCCCCTTCCACACCCGGACCCGGAGGCAACATTCCTGGGACCCGAGCCTTTGGAATGGAATAAGGAACGCCTTCCGGTGTGATGCCAGTAACCTGCTCGTAGCGTTTTTCCATCGACTGCATCGTGTTCGTAAGTGTCGCTTGAGCAGTTGTGTTATATTGCCCTAACATTCTGAAAAGAGCGTCACGATTGTTTTTAGTGCCAACAGGACTACCTGTTAATCCTTGCAACATCACCATCGCATCTTTTTCATTATCGAAAACTTTATTAGCAACTAAAGTGCCGACATATCCTGCAATATCTGCATCTGTTGTCGTTTTTCCTTCGGCCATTTTTTGAATATACGGCGCAGCAGAATTGCCCATGATGTCAAGTTTAGCTTTTTCGTTCGACAAACGCTGCCCTGCAGTTCTTGCGTCGATTTCCCCGTTTTCCAAAAGCATATGGTAAACGTCGCCGACAGCCAAAGCGGCGCGAGGGTCTTTGGCAACACTTGCTATAAAGTTATAGTTATCCAATCTGCCTGTAGCCGGATCAATATGCGCTTGCATATGCTGACCGACAGCCATTTTAGCAGCATTGACAAGCTGCTGCTGTTGCATGGCCTGCCCCTGCACAGCCATACTTTGGGCCTGCTGCATTGTCTGCAGAGGATTTTCCTCGGCAAAACGCGGAGGAGCCGGAGCTTGAGTAAAAGGAATACCATCAGCCATCTTTTTGACTCCTTAAATTATGCAATAGGGTTATATGTAGAAGGGAAGGGACCGCCGCCTCCAGTTCCCCATTTCAACAACTCTGGAATACCTGCATAATTCACGCCTTGATTAAACATTGGATTCATCGCAGCCGAATAAGCAGTCTGTGCGGGTGTGGAGAGCATTTTACCCGCACCGCCGAACATAGACTGCGTTCCGCCCGCAAGAGCATTGCCTGCGCCCATAATACCAGCACCAAAAGCATTACCTGCGCCCGTGGCTGCGCCGCCGATAAGACGAGAAGCATCCATCGCGGCATTCGCAATTCCGCCAGCAGCGCCCATACCCATCTGCGCTGGGCCGAACAGCATGTTGTAAGCCTGCTGATTTTGCAGCATATAATTTTTAAGTTGATCCTGAAAAGTCTGAGACGCAAGGCCCGTAGCAGTTTTTCCGATGTCCTGAATGACATTGCCGGAAAGACCCATGCCACGCGCCGCGCCGGTATTCGCCATACCGCCAAGCGCCTGCTGCCGAGCCCACTGATAACCCGGAGTGCTTTCCAACTGCGCTTGCGTGGGCGCAAAAGTTGAAAGCAAATTCGGACCACCGCCGCCAACACCAGCTTTCTGCGCCGCATTGCCAGTCAAATAGGACATCAGCAGATCAAGTGACTTATTGCCAGCAGTCGCATACGGCGACAAAGCGGCCTGTGCTCGACCAAAACCCTGTTCCGCCGCCTGCCCAGCAAGTATCGAGCCGAGCAAGCCCATCTGCCCTGCAGCCCGATTCGCCCCAGCCTGAGTTTGGCCGCTGAACATTCCGCCGATGCCAGAGAGAAGCTGCCCGCCTCCCATCATAAGTCCCATAGTTACGGGGTCCATAATACTCTCCTAAACCAGCGTGATTACTTTGTAGGTGTTAGCACCTATCACGATTGTGTCGATCTGTGCCCAGCCATTCGGAATAAGCGCAGCGTCGGGAAGCAAAACCGCCCCCGCCAAGGGCGCTCCAGTGGTTGCATCTTGCGTCGTCGGCACAGTGTTTTGAACAAGTGCGGAAAGAAGCAACTGCAACTGGCGCGAAATTGATCCGTCCGGCTGAATTAAGTTTTTCAAAGAGTTAGGGACGAGAGCACGTAACATTTACGTCTCCATCTTCTCAACATCAATGAATGCACCATTTAGTGCCGTGGCGCAAGCGGCAGTCCATGATAATTCAAACACTCGGTCACGAGCGAACCCTAATCTGTTCCAAGATGGGATTGCCTTGTATTGCCCGCCTTTGCCCAAAGACTGATGCACACCATTTCCAAACGTCACTCCACGATCATCACTCCAACGCAGCGTTAGCTGCGGATTAATGCCGGGGATCGGCTCCGTGCCGACTTCAATATCAGCCATGAATTGCCGATAGCTAATACGATCCAGGCTGCTGACGATGTGCGGAAAAGACCGCAATTTCAAAATCGCGCCGCCGTCGTCTGTGTAAGCGTGAAGGTCCCAGTTATAGAGTTTTCCGTTTTGCCAATCGCCGCAGATCGTTTTGCCGTAAGCAAACGCAACGCAGTTCGCACGGTGACGATGTAACGCCCCGTTATTGTCGAGCCACGCCCGCTCATGCCAAAGCTGCGTGGACAAATCGTAAACCCAAGTATGATCGGCAGATGGAAAAGTCAGCACATAGAAAATATGCGAACCTTGCTGATACGTGAAACCGATCGCATCGCTGATCGTTTCGTATCCACCGATAGCATCGCTGATCGCAGGAGTCGAAATGATGTCAGCCTTATAAGCTGTCCCCATCATCACCAAGGCTTCGCCGTTATTATCCTGCGACAAGAAGAAAATATTCAGGCCCCATTTCGCCAGCGACCGTTGCGCAGCAATTCCGTGCTGCAAAAACACACCGGGGATCGGAGCAAAAGGAAACGGATAAGTCCCGACATTACTCCAGACTTCCGTAGTCCGCCGACCGAAAGCCCAAATTTCTTTATGCACCACATCAATAATCTGCAACTGGTCCGCATCGCCGGAGATCGTGGCGTAGCCAAGAGTCGGATAAGTTTCCAAGCCAGAGTTGCTCGACTGAATGTTTCCATTCTGTGTGCTCGACACAAGGAACGTGTCAATGTAGCGGATTTGATTTCCGCCTAGAAATTCCGCAGGGCTAAACGGCGCAAATGCCAGAGATGTGAGGTCCACACTCCAGCCAAAAAGCGAGCCGTCCAGAATAATCAGCGTGATCTTATTATCATACATGCTGACTTGGCCAGATTGAGTCGCGATAGTGCCCAAAGGCTGCAACACAAAACTATCCGGCACATAATAAACAGTGTCACCGATGACCGCAAAAAGCAAACCATTGCTTGCTGTATAGAGCTGGCGCACTTCCGCAACATTTCCTTGCGTAAGCGTCACCAGCCCTGGAGTGCAGTAATGCGTATAAGGAACCTCAGCGTCCTTCGTGTTTAGTTCCGGGTATAAGTTTATGCAACGCTGGGCGTTAGCGATAACGCTTCGCGCTTCATACGCACCTTGAACTAACTGAATCTGAGGCATCTTAAACCCTTACGCGGTAAGCAGCGAGAACCACACGTTGTTCGTGGCGGCGACAAACAACACGCTTTTTGCAGCCGCAACGCTAATGCCAGTTGCCCCCGCCGTGCCATTGATCGTGTCCGACCCATTCGCAAACACCTGCACAGCGTCAGCCGAATCAGCATTGCGCAGCCACACAACGCTGCCCGCTACCGCCACCGGCAAAACCACGCTGTCAGCCGCCGTCGCAACAGTCGTAACCGTATTCGCACCGAGCACCAGAACAGGTGTAGAAGAATTACGCGCACCGCCAGCCAAAGCAGTGATACCATAATTCGTCTGCCACTGCGGAGTAGCCAACGCTTTATTAATCGCATCACCATCTTCAAGACGGAAACCAGACTGAAAACGATTCGGGATAGCCATGATATTACCTCGTCTGGTCCGAGTAAATATTATAGACGCCCGGACGGACCAAGTTATCCGGCATCACAAGGCTCGGTATCTGCGCGTTCGCAGACCGAATTGTTTGAAGCGCATCTGCAGCTAACCCTTCATAAGTCACGTCAGGCGGCAGGCGATAAGCGGCTCGCGTCCGTATCACAAGATTGTAATGGATCGCAGCGAGATATTCTGGCGGAAACACATACAACGAAGTCAAATTATCAAACATGCTCAACACATCTTTGAGCACGATGTGAACTTCGTAAAGGTTTGCCTGCGGAAGCGGCCAAGGATAAATGCGTCCGACCGGCCACGCGGAGTCGTAAAAGATACATTGCGAAAACGACACCAGACTTTTCAGCGTGATCCTCGCGTAGTCCTCGTATGAGAACAAAATTTGAAGCGGATAATCCACGTTCTGCGAATTGTTCGAGCCCGCCAACATGCGGAAATACGCAGTTTCAAGTTTATCCGGGCGAACCGACACATCAATATCGCAGCCAGGACCGACAGTGTAACTCTGCGCTCCCGTGCTCACCACGCTTTTATCGACAAGATGCCAGATCAGCCAGCGTTTCATACGCCACTGTGCGATCATCATGTTGAGGCGGATAAGCGCGTCGTTCACGTCTTCAGCCAAAAGCGTCTGACCAACGCCGAGCACACCAGCGTCTTTATACGCCAGATTGATAATGTCCAAAGCTGTGTAAGACGAAAAAGGCGTAGGGACAGTCGCGCCACAGCAACTTGTCGATCCCGGCAGAGTTTCAGCCAAGGCAAAGCAAGCGGTAAGCTGCGCAGCCGTCCATCCAAAAGTCGTCTGCGCCAGCAACGCCAAAGCATCTGTTTCTGCAACGCAAGTCGCAGCGTTAAACTGCACCCA